AGTATTTTTCCTCATCTAATAGTTCTTCATCTTCAAATGCTTCAATTATTTTTATACAGTTTCTAAAATCTGAATTTATATTTAATATTTTGTTATTTACTTTTATTTTTGTGGGAAATTTATCTGTTAAAACATTCATTATTCCATCACATCTGAGTTATTTTCTTTTGAAGAATTATTTATATATTTATTAATTTTTCCTTCTCTAGCTGCCCTAACATATGGTTCAATGAATTCAATTATAGGAAGTAAGCATTCAGCATCCTTTGTACCATTAGTAAATAGTTGTATTGTTTCTTTTCCAAAAATCTCTGATAATTTATCTATTAATTCATCTACTGCTTTAACTTCAATATCATATCCTTTATCTATCTTTTCAAATGTTTCAGATGCTTTTTCAAAATCTTCGGCGTTTTTTAAATTTTCTAAAGATAATTTATCAATATTACCTAATTTATTTATTTCTTTAATCGCTTTATTAAATTCATTAACCACTGTAGACATATTCTTCATTATTCTACTATCATTAGGATTAAATTTTAATTCTCCTAGTTTATTACCATTTTCATCTAATATTTCTTCTCTTATTATGTTGCTTTTTATTGTTAATGCCATTATTACATCTCCATTTCTATAATAAAAATAAGAGGAGCAAATTTAATGCCCCTCTATTATGCTTCTTTCGTAAACTGTTTTGTAGTAGGGTTAAATGTTCCGTGTGTTTTTTCACCCTTCCAATTAATATCAATTGGTGAGTTTAATCCAGTAGTGTCTCCACCCCAAGATTTTAAATCAATGGCACCTACTTGCATAAATGCTCCATATTCATTTTCTGCTTCTGCAGTATTATCTGTAGTATTTACTTCTAAAAATTCAAATTCTACATCTGATAATTCCTTATCGTATTTGTAAATTTCGTATAATATTTTAGAAATCTTACTATCATCTCTAAATTTAATAGGATCTACTGATGTTACTTGTACACCTTTTGTGACATCTGTTTCAGTTTCACCAAGAATATTAGTAAATGAATTAACTTCGTTATTTAATTCTCTTGATAATTCTTCAATGTCTTTACCAAATATTTCCCATTCAGGTGCTTCAGTAGTTCCAACATTCATAAAGACTTTATAACTATTTCTTTTAGCCTTTGCCATTTTATTATTCCTCCTCTTCATAAATTAATTGGCACTGTATTTGATATCTAGCATATTGATTGCTATTGTCTGTGCCATATAAATAACCACTAGATATGGCTTTTATGCTAGTGGCAGTTTGTTTCTTATTTAATTCAGGTAATACTTCTTTTTTTGTATTACTCTCTAACCAATTAGCAATTTTTTCAAATAGATGAAGATTATCAATTCTTTGTTTATTTTCATTATTATTAAAAAATACTCTGCTGGCAAATACAAATCGACATTGTCTTTCGCTGCTTCCATCAATATATTCATTTAAAATAATTGTTGTTGGAATTTCTTCAATTGAATAGCTTTCTGCCATATCCCCTAAATAATCTACATTTACATCTAAATCATTTAGATAAGGACATTTTTCAAAGTATGTTTGTATACATTCTATAATTGATTTATTCATTATTTACCTCCATCTACTATTGCTTGACATTCTTTTATTAATTCTTCTTTTTTATCAATAATCATTCTATCAAACCAATGGTCTCTTCTAACTTCGCTACTGTCAAATAATGCTCTAGTAGGACTAGCATATACCTTTTCTTCATTTTTCTTTGCAAATGGAGAACCAGTTGTAGGTGATATCATTAATCTACCTTCATGAATATAATGAGCATATGGAGTATTCCAAATAACTTGTCCACCACCTGATGCTATTATTCCTTCACTAATTAAAGTACCTGTTTTATGTGGCATATATGGTTCAGATTGTTCTAATACAAAGTTATCAATATGTTGTTGAACTTCTCCACCTCCATCTAATCCACAATTTTTCATCATTTCTTCGACAGTTGGCAAATATAACCTTGCTACTACTTTCAACTCGTAACCTCTATATTTTGCAAATCTTCGCTTCCGTATCTGTTATCGTTTATTGTCTTAATTGTAAAATAATCATAAGTAGATGATTGCAATTCAGTTATACTAGTTATTTCATCACATACACCTTTAACTACTATGTCATTTGGTGCTAATGTAAATTTACCTGTTTTGTCAGATAAACTATTAAACTTTTTCCTTTCAACATAGTTTGTTAATTGTTCAAATGGTATTATGCAATGATATTGACTTGCATTTTTTATTCCATTACCCTCATCTACTACTTGATTAGATTTATAAAAAAAGACACCATTCTCTGTGGCATCATTAGATTCTATTAGAGCCCTATGATAACAAACTTTACCATCTACTTTATAAACATTAAATAATGTTATTGTATGTGGAAACATCTTATAATCTTCCCCTATATGTTAACCCTGTTATTGATAAATGCCTCAAACATATCCTATAACATTCACTATCAAGTTCTTTATTATTTAATATTCTTTGTGCTTGCAAATTAGATTTATTTACATAAGTTTTAGAATGTGGTCCAACATTCTCACTAGCAACAGTGACTTTGTCGTCATTTTGCTTTTGTATTAATTGCTCTTGGTTATATAATAATTCTGCAATTTCACAAGTAGCAAAAATTACTTTTGGTAAAATAATATCTTCAATATTTTCAATATTTATTCTTCCACTTGTAAGGTAATCTACTCTGCTACTTGCTTTTATTGCATAACCATCAAAGGAATTTTCAGGTATGATACTACCTTTATATTTTGATTTATAATCAGAATATTTTATATATGTTTCTGTCATACCTTGTCACTTCCTTTCTTATTCTTCAGAATTTTCTTTTTCTGTATTTTCTGCATCTGTATTTTTTGTTTTAGTTGCATTTTCTGCATCTGTATTTTTATTAACTTTTTTTACTACTTTTTTAGGAATAAACCCTATAACTGTTGGTTTTCTCATTTACATCTTCCTTTCTAATTAAGCAGCTGATTTATGAGATACATAAACACCTGCAAGTTTATTTTCGTAAACATGTCCATATAAATTGTAGTTTCTATATGGGAATACATGTGAATCACCATTTTGATCTTCATCTGGACTAAAATATTTAATAAATTGGTCCATAGCAGTTACTGCTGCACTTCTTTCAACAATCATAAAGTTGATGTCTGCCGCACCATCCGCTTTCTTATAACCATAATTTTCTTCACCTGTATTTAGAGTTATTGCAGTGTACATTCTTGTTTGTGGAACTTCAATAACTTGACTAAATCTAGACATAACTGATTTTGATTTATATGTTTCTAAATCATCAATTAAAGCTTTTCCTGTTGGAGTGATAAATAGAATTCTGTTTTCTGTTGAAACTTCATCTTCATCCATCTTATTAGTTCCTGCTCTTAATGCTTTATACATTTCATCACCAGTAGTAATAGTCTCTTCTTTCTTAGTTACACCTTCTACACTAGCAATCTTTGCAATTCTTGCAGCATCAGTTTCTGGTGCTACTTTAGTTCTTAAAAATTCACTAGATAATTTAGCAACAGCAATTCCTAAACTTTCTTCATTATCTAATCTATCAACTTTTAATTTTTGTGATCTTTCCTTATCATATTTAATAGTTTCCCAAGTTAATTTTGATGTACCTTCTGTATATCCAGAATTTCTATCAAAGTCTCCTAGTCCATCCATATCTAATTTAGCAACTTTAATTTCTCCATTTTGACCTTTCTTAATTGTTGCTTGGTCTCCATCTAAAACAGATGTTTTTACTTCGTTCTTGTATACTTCATCAAGTAATGGTAAGTATACTGTACTTAATTCAATATTATTCATAAATTATCATTTCTCCTTCTTTATTTTTCTTTATTTGCTAAGCCCATAACATGTCTAAGTTCATCATTGGTCTTAGTGTTTGTTGGTGCTGATGGTGAAGTTGTGAATTTTGGATTTGCCACATCACTTAAAAAAGAACCTTTGTCAGATTCCTTTAAATTATTTAACCATTCTATTGCACCTTGAAATGACTTTGTTTCTTCATCATATTTGAAGTCTTTTTTATTAAACTCCGCTATAACTCCGTTTTTTGCCATTTCACTTGAGAACTTTGTATCCGCAAAGAAAGTATTTACTCTTTCATTTCTGATATTTTGTTCTTTTTCTGCTTGTTGATTTGCTACTAATTCATTATATTTAGTTTCCCAATCACTAGCAGATTTTTTAATGCTATCAATATCCATATCTTTATAGGATTGAATTTCTTTGCTAGCATCTTCAATTTGTGTTTTTAATGTTTGCACCTCATTTTTTGAATTTGTTAGGTCTGTGTTTAGTTTTGTAATAGATGTTCCATACTCTTTCATAATTGCTTCTACTTTTTCACTTTCTAATCCTAAACCTTCCAAGAATTCTCTTTTCATTATATTTTTTCCTCCTACACTTGTTATCGAGGTTGTGTCCCCGTAGATTTGAAATATTTGTTAGTCCTATCGTTGCTATACCACACGAAAAAAATCGATATTTCTATCAATTATGGTTCATAATAAAAGCACCCTATTGGTGCTAATCTTCGTAATGTAGTGGATGTTCTTTTAAATATTCATCCAATTCTTTTGACACTTGTTTATTGAATTCTTCATCAACTTCTACTATTCCTTCTTCAGTTGTTTCCAAATCATCAAACTCTCTATCATCAAATATCATCTCGTATTCTTTCAACTCTTCCATAATTCCATCCTACTTTCTTACTTATTTCTTCATTTACCATATGTGTACTATCCGGATTTATTCCATATTGCTTATAAAATTTTCTTCTTGTCATATTGCTTAGTTTTTTTAAATCCTCTGTATTAATTTTATTTATACCATTTTTCTCTAAATAATACAAGTATTTATCGGTTTTTACTATGATCGAGTTAATTGATTTATATGTGTTAAATGTTTCAATATCCCTAAATGAAAATGATGAATTACTAGGATGATTATGAGCTATACTTAAACTATCTTTTTTTGATGTTATTATCGTCGCATATGCTTTTAAATTTCCTACACTATTCTTACTATCACTTGTAATTTGAAGTTTTTTATTACCAGTATTAGCATCATAAATAATCATATGTTCTACATCATTACTTAAATTTTTAAAATCTTTTTCTAGTATATTATCTTCAAACAAATCAGAGTGATTATCTATTTTGATTAAATCTTTCTCAATATATTCTCTGCTATAATCTCTTTTAAGATTATTTTCTTCTAAAAATTGATTATATTCTTTATTGAATTCTCTTTTCTTTAGATTTATTTTTTTTAATTCATCTTTATCTCCAAGTATTTTATATATAACTTGTTTTCTTTTGTATTCTCTTTCTTTTGCTTCATATCTTCTCTGTTTTTGTTGTTTTAAATACTCTTTTTCATTTTTTTCTTCATCATATAATTTCGGATGGCTTCTACCTTCAAAAGTTGGAAAGAAATTATGTCTACAGTTTACTCCACATAATCCTAATAATTTACCATATCCAGTTTTTTCATAGAAGTTATCATACTTATCACTAGAACCATCTAGCATATACACTTTACCTTGCCATTCGTAATGTGCTTCATAATCTTCTTTTGTATATTTTGTCCTTATTCTGGCACCTAAATGTTGAGTGACATATACTAGATTAGTTTTTAGTTCTTTTGCTTTTTCTATTTGAATATCTCCTGACAATTGATGAATTTTGGTTAATATATCTCTTCTTATTGTTGATTCTAATGATAGTCTTTTACCATTCTTATATGTTGCACCAGTAAATCCTTCTTGTGCCATCTTTTTTAAACCTTGTTTTATTGCTTGTGCATATGAATATGTTCCACTTGATACTTTTATATAAGAATCAGTTAATATTTTCATATAACTCTCTTTAGCACTTTCTAGGGCTTTTGTTTGAATAATTTCCATCATTGAATTTGTTTCTTTAATGGAATTATTGATTATATTTTGTACTGCTACACTTTCATATATTTTTGTTGGGTTATTTAATAAATTTTCATCATCAATATATTCTTTATATTTATCTAATTTAGAAACATCATATCCAGCAATTCTTAATATTCTTTTTATCTCATTTTGTGATTTACCAGCATATTCTGCTAACAATGCTAGATTATCTTTATTAAATCCACCTATTTCTTGCAATTTATCTAAGTACCATTTTAATGAACCTTCAATACCTGTATAAGTATTTAATCTCATTGCAATATCTTTAATTAATTCTAATTCTAAATCTTCATAAATTCTTACCAGTGGTTTAATTAATATTTCTAATTTGCTATCATCCATTTGATTATTCCTCTACCGGTTCATCTTCTTCTTTTGATTGATATCTGGCTTTTCTTTTTTGAATATTGTCATAAAATGCAATTGCTTCTTTTTCTGAATAATCTCTGGTTTCCATCAAATATTGAACATCATCAATTATATCTGCATTTCTTTCTGTTAGTGATTGTCTTTGTATAGCTTCTTTATCTACTAAAATACTATCATCCCAATCAAATGTTACATTATAGTTATTATTTACTGGTATTCCATATAATTTACATAATACATAAATACCATAAATTAAATCTTCAAATGCTTGTTGTAATGATGTTTGAATATCGCTTACAGTAACATAATAATCTTGCTTGCCAGTTTTTATTTCAGTAGCAGTCTTTTCTATTAATTCTGGCTTACATAATGTACCCACTGCTAAACCACTTTGAAGTTCTGCCTGTCTTAATAATTCATTTAATCCATTAAATAAAGCAGTATCTCTTATTGGTGGGCTAAATATATTCCATTTATTTTTGTCTGCTTCATCTGCTATTAACTTACGATATAATCTTTGTTTCCCTTTTGGATAAATTGGATTCCCTTTTTTATCTAAAGGCAACATTGTTTCATCTATATCAACTGCCAATTCAGAGCCTTCATATTCCCATAATGTTCTTGAAAATTGTTTATCTATTTCTTTTAATGTATCTATTGCATTATGAAATATTGAAACACCTAACGGACTATTATTATCAACATTATTTGTGTTATTCATTGTAAAGAATCCGCCAAGTAATCTATCTACGCCTTCAATTGCTGATGTTTCGTTTAATTCTTTCCATTTATCAACACTGTGTAAATCTATTTTATTTGATAATATTACGCCATTCTTTTTTCCTTTATAAGCGATATTTCTAATTTCTAATATATTACCTTTTAATTCATTGTATTCAAGCCTTGTATATACATCATTACCATTAGTTATTTGATCTATAAATATTGCCCCAAGTAATTCCCCAGTATCATCAAATTTAGTAGGTATAAACTTATCTGCTTGAATAGTTGTTACTTTCATTCTTCCATTTTCATATGATGGTTTAAAGAAAATTGAACTTTTACCAATAGCATATTCAGTATATTTTCTTTTATTCTTCAGGAATTTTTGATAAATCGTATTTATATATTTATCATCACATTCACTTTTAAATTCTATTGTAACTGCTTTGGCTACTTTTTCACACATTGTTTTAGCAACATGTAATGATACTGTATCTTTATCTATCCAGGGTTCTTTACCATTAAATATACTACTCCAATTTTGAATAGCATCTAACATTTCTTTGGATGTTTCTGTATCTAATCCAAAATCATTAATTATTTTATTGTAATCAAACATATTCTTCCACCATCCTTTTATTGTATTTATAACTTTATTAAACACTACAATCACCTCATTTCTCTTCTACATCTATAAATGGTAGTAATTGTCTTATATATTTCCATACACCCATTACTGCATATCTTTCTGCATCGCTGCAATGGTCATATTCTTTTACTGGTTCTTCTCTTCCTTTATCTAATAAATCCTCATTCCATTTATATTGGTATCTTTCTTCAATTAGATGTTTTTGCTTAGGACTCAAAAAAAGACGTCTAAATGACATCATCTTTTGAACTCTATTTATTCCAAGTAATACTTTATTATTAGCATTGACTATTGATACATCTGGACATAATCTTTTGATTTCTTCGGCCAAGCCTTTTGCAGATGGATCTATAAAAACAAATTTAATTCTCTTTTTTGTTTCTTCTTCTATCCTGTCTTTAATTTCTTTAAAATCTTTGGCATATTCTGATGGACTCTTTTGCTTTCCACTTTCTCTACCACTATGATAGTATTCATCTATTCCTTGAATGCATTTATTTATATAATCCAATCCAAAACATTGAAATGTAGTTGCATTCATTTGACCGTAGTCAACACCAATGAATAGCCATTGAATTCCTTTTAGTATTTCTTTATTTACTTCTCTTATATGTTCTTTTTCTCTAAACATATAATAAATAACTTCTTCTATTCCAGTGCAAAGTCCTAACCAAATCCAGTTATACATTTTTTCATCTAATTGTTTTAATAATTCGGCAGTTTGAATTAGTTTCTTTCCTAACCATCCTTGCGGCACATCTCTATAATCAGTATGTATCCTTATACAATCTGGTCTTTGTACCATCTTTTCTACCCACTGCATTATTGGTGCTTTTGGATTTTGTGGTGGATTAAAATAATATTCCATACAGAATTCGTCATCATTACCACGAACGAAAGTGGCTTCTATATTAGTTATTTCATCTTCTCCATCACCTTTATCGAAAAATTCAGTTAATTCATCTAATTCTACTAATTTAATTGGTTTATTTTCATCTATCATACCTTTGGTATCATCAATTGAATCATTACCAGTAAAATATATTGTATTCCCATTTTTTAAGTATTTTATTTCCATCGGACTAACTGTTATTTTGAAATCTTTTTTGTTTAAACCTAATCTAGTTATTGCTCTTAAACATTCTTTATAAACTGTCTTTTTTAGTTTATTATGAAACTTTCTCATAATAACAACAGAACAATTATCATCTTCAACTATTTTTTCTATTGCTTTAATAGCACCTCTACTTGATTTAGTTCCTGCTCTACCAGAAGTAAATATCTTATGCATATATTTGATATCATTAAATGTTGAATGATATTTAGGAATTATTAAATCACTTAGTTTAATAACTTTTCTATTTTGGTAGATCATTAACTATCACTACCTTATCTTCTTCCGAATTAGTATTTTCTTCTGGTTTATCTCTCCATTTTTGTACTTGTCTATTCTTTAACCAAAATATTTGAGCCGTTGTATCTGCTGGAATATGAACTTCATCAAAAACTTCAACTATTTCTTCATATTCTTTTATTTTAAATCCGTCTTTATATTCTGTTCTTTTTACTTTTAGATTTTTTTTGACTGGAACATTATAGCCAAAGCATCTCTTAAGTAATGAATTTTCTACTTCAAAATCAACAATTTCTTTGTTCTTTTTTAAGGCTGCCGAAAGTGTTGGATATTTATCTCTCCAAACTCTAAAAGTGGAATATGCTATATCCATTTTTTCTGCTATATCTTTATCAATTAAACCATCTCTAGCCCAACCACTAATTAGAGTTAGTCCATCATCAGTTAACCAATAATCTACTTTTCTACTTGCCATAACTAATCACTAGTTTCTGGTGATTCTTTTTTTGCTTTTGGTTCTTTATATAATTCAACTATCCCTTTACCAATTAATTCTTGAATTCTTTTTTTATCAAAATCTACTATTGTATCTTTGATATAGAATTTCTTTGTTATTCTATCTGGATAACCTTTTAATACTTTTGCTTTCATTCATATCCGTCCTTTCATATATAAATATAATTTTTCTCTTCTTATAGAATGTATATATCTTTTTCCTTTTTTCTTTCTTTTTACTATTTTTATTTT